TGTTGGCGTAACAAATCAGGTATTTCATGTACAAGCCTGTCATATTCCTCGCCCCTGAACATTTTTGTTAATTCGTCTGCTAGTTCATTTGCTGTCATTTCTCACTCGCTTTCTTTGTTTTTGACTGAAGTTTTCTTTCGCTCACTCGTTTAATACAGGTCGCACATTTCCATCTACGAACTGATTTACTGGCAGTTTCAACAATCATTCCTCCTTCAACTGGCTGGTACGATACACATGACGAACAGTATCTTCGCTCATTCATTCTTTCTTCTCCTCTTAATTGGCGGCAGACCAACTGTTTCTTTTGGATCCAAAGCTTCTAATACTGCATCGCCATACTCGACAGAAGCAACTGCAATTGTTTCTGGTGTGGCCAATTTGACACCGCCATGTGACAGTAATCCATTCATGGCAAACAATGATGCCAACAATCTTGCGTATTCTTTGTCTTGTTCAGTCATTTTGTCTTGCTTTCATCATTGCATCTGCTATTGCATAACAATCTTTTGCATTTTCTAGGTCTTGACCTTTTTCCCATATCATTTTTTGCATAGCTTTAGCAGCAAAGTAATCTCTTAAATCCATGCCGTGTTCAACTTCATATTGATATGCTGTACTTACTCTTTGTGGAAATGCTTTCATTTTTTCTGTCATTGCCAAAACTCCTTAATGTTGAACCATTTTTCATCCATAATGTTTCCTATTTCATCAATAGTGCCTGTATGTTCGGATGATTTTTTTATTCGAATATATTTACCTCGCAAATCTTCCCATTTTTCAACACCAACTGTTTCAATAATCTTTCGAATACATAGAATGCTCTTGGCATGTCCTTGTTCTCCACCTTTGCCATCTAAAGCATATCCACCAAAGCCTTGTCCATAGCCACCACCATATGTAAGCGTTAAACTAAATGACATAATTCCATGATCTTCTATGCCGAGCATTGTGCTTTCAATTGTTGCATTAGCAATATACATTAGTGCACCTGTTTGATTAATTGTTTTAAACGTCTATGAGCATTGCCATACGACCTTCTAAACGCATAAATGGCTTTCTCTTCTTCAATGCCCATCTCAACTGCCATCGTAGCCAAGACCATCGATACGCCAGCTAAAATCACGCTGGCTTCTTGATCTGCCTTGGGTGCTAGTAAATTAAAGATTTCAAGTGCAATAATCCTCGATGGATCAGTTTCTTTTTTACGATCTTCTTCTAACACCTTGTTGATAAATTCTCTATTGTCCATTTTCAGTTCCCAATCTCATGTTTTCTGCATCAATGATGTCTTGCACAATGGCACTCTTTGAAGATTGTGGATGGTATTGCACACCAAACACTCTACGCTGCATAAACTCTTTCTGTTCTTCGTCAATATACTCACGATGAACATCAACTTGTTTTTGCAGATTATTAATCAAAGTAATACCAATATCGTTAAATGTATTCTCTTTGCCATGTTCTTTTTTAATTAAATTAAAAGCCTTTGCAATAGAAAAACCTTCGATGTTTTTGTATTTCTTATCTATATACTTAATAGATCGCTCAACATCCTTGACACGCACCATCGTAGGATCAAGCGACATCATCAAATACAATAAACGCAAAATAATCCATTCTTCTTTTCTAATCTTGCTCATTGGGTGTGGCTTGATATTCATTTGACCTCCAGCTCTTTGATGCGATCTGATAATACAACGCCCAAGTCTTTGCCTTTGATGGCAATCATCTGGGCTTCCTCGCAGTCGTAAATTATTTTGGCTGCATCTTTGATACCTTTGTTGTAACCAGTTCTAAATACGTCAGTTCCATCTACCAACATTCCAATTGCATCACGAATTAGCTCAGACGCTTTACGCTCCTTTGCCAATTCTTTTAACTTTGTATGATGCTCAAGCGGCAGATAAACTGAGTACGGTACTAATTTTTTTGTGTCCATGTTTGGTACTCTCTATAAAGTTTGTCTAATAATACCTGTGCTTCTCTATTTGATTTCAGCTCTGCTCTTGACTGGATGTTCAGATAATTACGAATGTATTCAACCGCTTCTTCACCGTCTTCGTCAAAAATCTGTTCTTCGGCATACAGATATTTCCAAAATATTGGATCTCTTCCAAGCAAGCCAGCAATCCGTATTGCACGATCACCAGCAAACTCTTCTGCTTTATCCATTGGCTGCTCATTGCCATCCAGTCTGACCAAGACACATTGATATCTTGCTCCAACGTAATCCCTGAGTAAATCTTCAGGGATCTCGTCAGGATGAAGAGACAATGTTAAAACGTAGCCAGTCTTATCTTGCTTGAGAGCAACTTTAACGGCTTCGAATTGTAAGGTTTTCAATTCTGCTCTCCAAGTATCTAATAATCTTGTCTTTGTCTTGTATGGTTTCCCAACGATCCACACAAATCTTGGCAAGGTCTTCGTTTTCCAAACGCAATACTTGCATTTGATTCTCTTGTTTCTTAGCCAGTTCTTCCCAATCAACTTTTTTTTCTTCACTCATCATTTTTTCAATTGCTTGATTAAATGTTTCAAAATTGATTCCTTTTCTTGGTCTGCCTCTTTTTTTAATAGGGGAGGTCGTCATCGCTTTTTTCCTTTTCATATGGTTCTGCTGCAAGTAAAGACATATACTTCATGCCTGATTTAGAAGTGTTATTCCATCCAGCCAATCCAATTTTTACTAAATTGCCTTTTGATTTATCCATCATGTCAATCAGGAATGTCTTATCTAAATAGACATCGCCTTTCATGTCAGGATGTTTATCAGACATTTTTTTGTTGGTAAATAACGCTCCACTATTGGGTTTTTGTTCATATGCCATCACTACTCCTTTTTAAATTTGTCTTTTGTTTCGGTAAATTTAACCATCATCTCTTTAAAAAATGCTGGGTTAACTGCTTTGACTTCATCAAATAGAACTTTGTTCTTCTTGAATATAGTCATTACATCTGCATCACTCTCACATAAATCAAGCAATGTGTGAGAAGCATCTCTGACAATCTTAATCCAGTCATTGATATCTTCAGGTGGATTTGGGATCGATATTTGAAACTCGCCTTTTTCTCCAGCCATTTTTCTTGTTGCAATTGGTTTTTCTACAACCTCTTTTTTAACTGGTTCAACTGCACCAGTAGTCGCATCTAAAGCATCATGCTCAGAAATAGCCATCGCAGTTACATACAAATAACGTCTTTGATATGTCTCTACTGCTCCAATATTCTGCACTTCATGGCAACCCTTTAACTGGGCAGAACCCATTGGTGAAGTAAATAATGCAAACGATCCATCTTCTATGTCAAATATATTCATATAAGCCATATCTTTGTCAAAGTAAATGACATCGCATAGTCCGACCTCTTCAAAGATTGCCTGAACATGGGGCAAGAAATCGCCAAGTTCAAAGTAGTTATATCCAGCAAACTTGTTATGACCTGACTTTTTAAGCTCTAACTTTCTTAACATATTTCTAGCTTTAATCAGCTTTTGGTAAACCATTTACTTCTCCTTTAATAAATTCATAAATGCGTTGAGCTTCTTGAAGTACAACATTTAAATCGCCAGGACATAAACTTTTATGGTTTAGTTCTTTAGCAATATGCATTGCTGATAATCTAATTTCTTCTTCCGTCATTTTCTTTCCTTTTCTCTCGTGATAACTGTAATAATCTTTTTGCTAAATACATTGCAAAATTCAAATCAATCTTTTCATCTGGCAAACCATACTTTTGTATCATTTCTTCTTCGTAATCAAATTTAGAAAGTTTCCATTGATCATCATCAATACAGTTGTCAAAAATGTGTTGCCGTTGTTTATCTTTAAAAACTTTATTCCAACCACAAGAATGACTAAAACATAGTATTGGGGAATCAGATGGTCTATGTTCATAGCCAACAATTACATTTCTTGGTAAATATGTAAAAGTTACATTACTATTTTGGTTTTTTGGCATAATTTCTTTTGTAAATACGCCCTTACCACAAATATCACAATGTTCACCAGTATTTCTATGAAGATGTTTTTTATAAATTTTTTCAATTTCTTCGATTAAAGATAAAATATTTTTTTGAACTTCTGTATAAAGTGTAGATTTATCATTTAAAGCAAAATTAATTGCAGAATTAAAAGACATTATGATTCTGCTCCTATCTGTAAACCTTTGCTTGTTAAAGCCAATGGAATAAACCTTAATCCAGCCTTATGGAAAGCAGCAGCTTCAATTTCTAATTTTTTAGTATTAATAATTTGAACCGCTAATTTTGCTATAGATGACGCTCTATGTGCATCACTAAGATCATTCCGCAATAAATCAAATTCCTCAAACAATGCCTCACAAAGACCTGCACTAGTTTGTTCAGTTTTTTTCATTTTAGATTTCATGCTTTCTCCTTTAAATAAGTTTGATATTGATTGCACCATGTACTGACTGGGCAATATGATTCACAACGAGTTCTTTCTCCAGGTCGAGCCTGAATATAGAATTTCTCTTTTGGCTTGT